GGCGGTGTTATGGTCGTTGACTACCTCTGTTGACTTAGTCAATGGAGAGAGTAAGCGTACCTTAACTGAATCTACAAATGGCCCTTTGGCGTAACCATCGGGTGTATTGATAGATTGAATCGTCCACTTGGACGGTTTCAGAAGTTGAGGGCAGAGGAGAATCTTCTCTGTCATGATAACAAAGTTATCAGAAATCCTGTCCTCAGTTTCGGACCTAATAGCCCCAAATAGATCCAAATTGGCTTGGATCATTTGGAGGTATTGGGGTGGACCGATGGCGGTTTGATTGTCACCTGAAACTGCGTAGCAGCGCCAGGCGGCTCCAACCCGATCATCGATTTCTGTTTTGAGAAAGTCACGCATGGCTTTCTCTTCACAGGCGAGGTTGAATAATGTGAGAATCCCTTTGGTTAAGGGTTCTCCCATTAAGCAACCTCTGACCTGTTGGAACACTGTTCCATCAGGTAGAGTACAGTCTCTTGGTCGGATGATCAGAGACTGAACTGTCGTTAAGATATCGGGCTTAAAGAGTCCGAATCCTGACGTGAAGCCATTGAGCAAAGCCAGAGCTATCGGCTTTGGAATTGCGTCAGTGGCAGTCTTCAAGTCTGTACTTAGTACTCTACTTTGAGACGGCGGTTTCCTTTCTCCGGTAAGCTTAGTTACCATTGAAAGGAACTGCCAAGCCTGGTCTGCCTTTTCGAGGCCGGCCTTGGCTGAAGGGTGTAGACTCAATATATCTGAGATAGGATGAGCCACACTCTGAAGCAAGATCTGTACCCACCACTCAGAGGCGGTTACAGTTCTTGCTTTAAATCCGGGTTCCGGTACCACCGAAACTCGGACTTTCTGATTAACCTGAACGCGGCCTTCCGCGTCAAGGTAATCATAAGTTAGGGCGAAGAGATAGGCACAACAACAAAGTTGTTGTCCCATCACTTCGTCGTAACCGTGAAGGGAGTCCTCGTCTGAGAGGAGGACCCCCTTCGGCTCGCCGAATTCACCATTCTTATAGTCATAAGTGGTATCTCGGCACCAAGTCCGCCATCTCGCGATGGTGGCCTTATCCTCTACGACTCCGAAGGGGGTCCAGAATGTCTGGTCCCTCTCCGTGACGTATCGGATCATGCTAGCGAATTCCTCATGGACCTCGCTGGCTTTACCTCCGTTGCGTACCGTGCTTCCGAAAGAAGCAGAGGCGGCAACAGAGATGTGGGCCTTAAAATTCCTGATGCGAAGACGACGTGCTTCCTCAGCAATTTTAAGACCTACAGCTCGTGCTGCATTAAATGCAGCATCTTCTGCGTCTGGTTCAAGCACAGGCCTTACGGAACATAAGTCCCTGAACTTGATCACAGATTCATCTTGCCTTTTCTTATCGGCTGCCGGAAAGTTCCGGGTAGTGATAAGATGAGCAAGCTTCTCAGCTCTCCCGTGAGAGTTGACAGGGTTATTCCGAAGGTCACTGACAATTGGAATCTCCCACAGGCCTTTGAAGAAATTCATGTGACTTAATTTCACAGGCTTTCCAACATCGGCCCGAGAGGAGACGTTAATGAGATCATTAACGAACTCCTTCCAGTAGGCAACAACCTCTGAGAGGTTACTTGCCCCCGTAGCATAAATCTTCCGCACGATAGAGCAAACCGCTTTACGGTTTGTGCTATCGAAGAAGTTTATGTCACAGAGCAACATGTTATCTATGATAGCATGAATGCACTCCTCGATTCTACGAATCTCACTCAAGGATCGCGAAGCGATCACAGAGCTGACTTTCTTCGAAAGTCCGAGATTTGTAGTAAGGGTAGACTTGAAGAGACGTTGTCCCTTCATGTCCAAAAACCTAGCCCTCTTAACAAAGAGGGTTTTGGTATAACTCTTGACGCATAGCATCGAGAGTGGTCGCCTGGGTAGAAGAACTGTAACAGTTCCCTCTTCCCGGGTCACGGTGGGGACCAGTGGATTGAATCCCCTGGCCCCTGCATCTTTACGGTAACTACCGACCGTGACCCGAGGGTCATCGGCGTAGATAGCTGCCGTAATGCGCCCGCTTCGG